GCTGAATAATCTAATGCATCCGTAAATCCAAGTCCTGAAGTGATGAAACAATCATCTAATGTGATTTTTCTAAAAATATCACCTTCTCTATTAAATTGTACGATAACAATAGTTCCTACGTAATTCTTTTTCAAGCCCATTTCACCAGTTTCTGGATTATATTGTGCTCTGTACCATTGTCTCATAGTTTTGTATAAGTATGCTTGGTTAGAATCGTTTAGGTTCAATGAAAAGTTAACAGTTACGTCGATTGAAGTATTGTCTACCATACCAGCGAATGATCTAGTAGCAAATTTATACTTCTGCTCAATTGCAGCAACATCTTTATGTAAACCTGCAAGGCCTGAAATTGAATTTACGTGTTGTAATAACAATTCTTGACCGGCAACACCATCGGGAGGTAAAATTGTCACCTCGAACAGGTTAGCCTGTACTGGTTCAAAGTTCTTGCCCTTCTTCTGTGTTTGATCTTCTGAATAATGTGGTAAAGCCATAATTTGTATGTGTTTATTTTATATATCTTATTTTGTTATGCAAAGTTTCCGGTTGCAATTTCACCCGTGTTCAAGATAGTTACTCTCGATACTAAGATCTCAAGACCTTTAACTGGCTCAACAAATGTATCTAAAATACCCATATTATTATCGATTACTTCGTTAGTGTTGTTTGTTCCGTCCATAACGTTTCTATAGTCGTATACACCTCCGTCTTTCTTCACTGATTCCATAAATGAGTCAGCTAAAGTTTTAATCTCTAATCTTGTTTGAGCATTGTTAAACTCGAATAAGTAGTTTTTCAAGATTTCTGCTAAACCATCTTCAATGTAGATCATTGCTTCTCTTACGTGAGCTGAAGACAATGCTGATTGAACTGATTGTTGTGCAGTCTTATTACCTTTGATAGTCAAACCAACACCTCTTTCGAATACGATTGGGTTGATACCGAATGGCTCTAAGTAATCTCTATCGTTCTTATCGAATGCAAATTCTAGACCTTGTACACCTGTACCACCTACAACACCTCTTCTTGGTCCTGCGATGATAGACCATGGTAATGCGTCTAAATATTTATCGATATAGTTGTTTGATACATAAGCCGCTGGTGGAATAACTTTAGTTCTACCATTTTCTAATACATTAAGACCTGGTGAGTAGTAGAAACCGAAGTTTGCACCCTCATTGATAGATGGTAATGTGTAGACTGCAGTAGGGTTAAGTTCTAAGTTACCGCCAGTTGCTACTAATCTAGTTTCGAATGAACCTGTGTTAGCATCTTTGAAAGAAGGATTAGTTGCTGCTTTGAATTCTTTCACCATTGGTGCGTTAAGGATTGCAGAAGCATTTTGTCTTTCTTTACAAAGTTGAGTAATTTCTTCTTTATTAAGAATACCTCCGTTTTCTAATGATCCAAATGTATCAACAACATATCTGAATGTGATTGCGTCTTTGTCAATTAAAGTATTTGATAAACCATTACCTGGTCTCAATTGTGTTAACAATTCAGCGATTGATTTTTCAGATTGTGTTGCAGCCGCTAATGGGAACATAGTGTACGTTGAAGTACTTTCTTCATATCTTTTAAGAGCATATCCTGGTCTCTCAGATACTGGTCTGTGACATTCAAATGTATATACGTTTGATCCACCAACAACTGTCTTGATGATTCTTTTAATTCTTGCTAATTTACCTTCATCTGCTGGAATGTACATACCAACTGAAACTGATGTCCAATCAAATGTATCATCTTCTAATAAAGCAGATAATCTAAATTGACCTGCACCGATTGGTAAGAATGAATAGTTATCAGTTTGTGTTGGTAACATAACTGCTCTTGAGTTAGGCTCAATTGTAGTAAATTCAAATGTTGCAGATGCTGTTCTAGAATATGCTGAGATAGAAGTAGCTGATGCAGTTGCATATGTTGAGCTAAATGATTTTCCTGCAGCCGGTGTGATTTTGATAACGTTTACTCCACCTAAATTAAATAATTCAGTAACTTGTGAAATTTTAACATGATCAATACCGTTTGATCCTAGTAAGAAGTTACCTACGATTACGCTACCTGATGTAAGGAATTTACCAGCTGGATCTGGTCCAACTGCTGGTGCTGCGATATAGATATCTCCGTCAACAACTGTGATTTCTCCTGCGTGGAATGTTGCAGCTAAACCTAATTCATAAGATTCAAATGTAGAAGCTTTAATAGCACTTTCACATTCAATGATTACGTTAGCACCATCTTCATAAATTGCAGAAATAGGTGTAAATTCTCCATCGATTTCAGCTCTTAAGAATCCGCTCTCTGAAATACCTAATAAAGTTAATTCAGATAGTGTTGCTCCTTCGATAGTTAATTCATTACCATCTACTATCATTACTTTAGATAAAGATAATACGTCTGGTGTAGCATCTTGTTCAACTCTATGAGAAAGAACTTTATAATCTTGATAGATATCAAAGTTTTCACCTACGAAATCAATATTTTCTAGAGCATCTTCGTTGATAGCACAGAATAAACCAGTTCTTCTAGCTTCCAAGTTAATTAAAGTCTCAATGTATAATTGACGACCTTCTTGATCTTGGAATTCAGGAATTACTGAACCTGTGTATTGTGCTACTAAACTAACTTCTCTTAAAGCAGTAAATTTAGCCAATTGATCTCTGTGTAAACCGTGTTCGTTAAAGAATGAACCGTATGTTGGATCATTTTGTAATTTTTCAGAATCATAAGATCCTTTAAATACAAATACATCTACCATATAATCAGATACGTATTCTAAATCTTCAATACCGTCTGGCACATTACCTTCACCGTACCATTCTCTTGCTGTCATTTCAAAACCAGCAGTATTAGCTGCTTGTCTTACGATAACTGAGATTGGCTCTTGTTTGATGTTAGCAAAAGTAATTGCGTTGTTTGATGTTTCGTCTGAATTTCCAGCAGCTTCTAATACTTCAATATCTGAAGGAACCCAGAATTTATCAGTATCGAAAATGCTACTATATTGTACAGATGCTGTTTTAGCTGATAAACCTTCTTCAGAAGAATTAGTCGCTGGTGAAACCATTGCAATTCTATCTGCAGCGTCTGCTGCTGTTAGGTTTAAAGCCAAGATCGGCCCTCTAGAAAGAGTTTCGATTGCTGATCTGTGGAAATACATTCCTTTCTTTTCTAAAGATTTATCAATACCACCAAAAACTTGAGTAAATTGCTCAACATTTTCAATGAATACTGGTGTGTTGTAAGGACCTTTTTTAGATCTACCAACAACCAATCTGATAGTTTCAGCCGGAATGTTCACTGTTTGTGATTTGTCAAACTCTAAGCGATATACGCCTGAGCTTTTGAACTGTAATAATTGAGGACTTAATGCCATAGTTGTTCTTATTTATTTTTTTTACTTTTATTATATATCTATTCTTCTTTCGAAATTTATTTATATCAGGTCATATATATCATATTGTAGATCTCCGTCAGTTGCATTATCTTTATATAAAACTTTTTCCATTTCTAAATGCAAATCTGGATCAATAAAATCTAATAATTCTTCTATGTAGTCAGCGTAGTCTGTGGTGTTAAAGAATTCAGTAGAACTAATAACCGTCATAATCGTATCATCATTTCCCATTTGAGCTCCATAACCACCTCTTGGTAAACCTCCAAATAAACTAGCTTCACTTATAGTAGTTTCATCTGTTATATCTATTCTATTTATTTTATAAAGCTTGGCAAAATTTTGACAAAATATAGCTTTATTATCAGATTTTATTTTAATACCTGGTTTTAGAGTTTTGGAATCATGTCTGTGTTTAAACTTAACAACCATTTCATCATCAAAATCATTTTTCTGGGGAAACACAGATCTTAAGTATTGGAACAGTACAGACCCATATGTATTGTATTCTACAATTAATTTAACGTTTTCATTGTAAAAGATCTCACATGATAATGTATATAGTACTTTTGCAAAATCTTCGATAACGTGTTCATTTGACCTAAAAACGCCTACCTGTTTTATTTTAAAGAAATCATACATTGCACCTGGATTTATAGCGTTGGCAATTTCTTCCTTGTTCATGGGCTCTACTTGAAATATATTGATTACTGAATAATCTCCACCATTTCCTTCTGCAATATCTACTGAAAATAACCAGAAATTCTCCGGATCTTTTGTAGATTCTATATCAAACCTAGGATCCCACATTAAGAAGTCTTTAGTATCTATTGAAATATAATCAAATTCATCAAAATCATGATAAATATATTTCTGCATACGTTTGCGCATTTTCTTTAAATCAATTGGATCTAATAATAGATTAGAGGATGAAACGAATTCATTACCGTATTGTCTATTAAATGCCTCAATAGAACCAAGATTTCCCAGTTCTCTTTGGTACCATGCGTCATCTCTATCGGGGTGTTCCCACCAATCGATACGCATTGCTGTATACTCATTTTCACCTCTATCTGCTGCCGCATAGATTTGATAAAATTTGTTAAATCCGTTTGGCGTTGATGTAATAGTAATACGAGAGACCTTTGAAGCTGAAAGCGTTGGATAAACGTTTTCGTAAAAGGTATCTACAATAGTTGGGTGAATGTGAGCAAACTCATCTAAGTATAAATTATGAATAGTAAAACCGATACCTGCTTTCGCAGTAGTTGCTTGACCAACAAGTCTACAACCATTATCACACTTAACGTTCATAACGTCATATTTGACAATACCTGGTTTCATAAAGAAAGGTACGTTCTCAATTACAACTTTGGCCTTATCGATGATTTCTTTAGTTGAATCAGATTTGTTGGCTAAAAGAAGGGTGTTTTTATCAGTATTAAAGATTAGATACCATGCATTAAAGATGGATGCTGTCACAGTTTTACCCATTTGACGAGATGCTAAAACAATATTAAATCTTTCATCTTGAAAGTTTCTCAACATCCTTTTTTGATACTCTCTAAGTTTCACTTGTTGAATACCATCATCGGTCATTACTACAGCATACTTCTCTGCAAAATAAACAATGTCAGTGGCACATCTGGCCAATTCTGTAATCTCTTCATCAGTATACTCAAATACGATATTACCTTTACGTAAAAAGTTTTTACCTTCATAAAATGGCATGGCAACTTTAGGTCTAAAACCTTGGTCCATTGCAACCATCAGATCATTTACTTGTTTAGTAGACCAAACAATTTTCTCTGATAGTACATCACCCTCTTCTTTGGGTATCCATTTATTATCTCCTACGTAATCACTCATTATTCTTCAGTAGATTCTTCTATATCTTCTATATCATCAATTGGTGTATTTTTAATACCCGCTTGAATTGCAGCCATTAGGTCCTTTGTACCTCTTTGTAGGTTTTTATTTTCTTTATCACCACCAGCCTGTTCAATTTCTCGAACATCATCTCTCTTTTTATAGATCTCAATATCACGTGCAATTCTTTTAGTAGATTCTTCAGAAGCCATCAAGTACATTGTTTGTGATTTAATGATATCTAACATTGATTTTTGTAATGTTGCAAGTACCTCGAACATTCTTGGCGCTAATTCACCGTCGTCAATCGTTTGTAAAAGTGTAGTTAAGGCTCTTTCTCCAGCTTGTAATTGATAGATCAATGAACTCATTGTCATTTCATCCATTTTCTTTTTAGCCTGAATATACTCATCATTTTCAATAATATCTGCGTCTAAATAAAATTTCATAAGTGCTGAAATTGTTTTAGTTGCTTTTTTAGTTGCAGCAGATTTTAGTTCTTCATAACTGACTCTGGGAACAAGGTCTGTATTTTGTCGTCTTATAGGTAAATCTGATGGATCTTTTTCAACATCCAAAGAACCTGTATCCCCTATTAAATCATCTAACTCTTTTCGGATTTGATCCGCTTGTTCAGATATATTTTTCTTTTTGTCTTCACTCATAATATTATATTATAGTTTATATATCTAAATATTTTACAGTAACAAATTAATAATTTGCACAGGATATTACCTATTTTGGTTATATCTTCTTAATTGAATTGATGGAATGGCATTATCGATAATTAATGCCAATTGATTGTCTCTTACGACATATTGTTGTAATATGTTAACTCTTTGTTCTGCCTCTATAGGCTTTTTAAATAATCTAACGTTTGTTAATTTAATTTGACCAGGCATTAAAGACCATTGCTTTTGAGTAGACCATCCATATGAAGAAATTTCTTTATCTTCTCTTAATACCGATGTAATAGTTTCTTGTAATGAATTTGCGGGTAGCATATTATTACCAGGTTCTAATCTAAATACATCTGCGGTTAATTTATTATATTTATTATTTAAATTAACTACTAATCCATACCATGCATCTGATTGTACTGAATTATTATAAGAAAATGTATGTGTGTCTTCGTTTATTTGAACTAGTAATTCATTTGAAGTTGTAGATATTTTTAAACCCTTTCTACTTACTAAACCATCTAATAACGTTGCGTTAGGATTAGTTGTAGTTAAATTTGGTTTAAACCATAAAGCAACTGCTAAATTACTATCTGACGCTAAAACAGATTTTCTTTTGTATACTAATGCTTCTATACCAACATCTGCTATACTACTAAGATCATATGTATTTTTACTAATGATAGTCCATTTGTGTCTAATTTCTGTATCTAATATCGTTAAATTATTATGGATTCTATCTCTAATACCATCACTTACCGGTGTAAATACTGTTTGATATTGTTCAGGTTTGGAGACTTGTGCATATTCATCTTTTATCTCTTCACCAAAAACTTCATCTAGACCAGTAACCAATGTATCTAATTCTTCTTCTATTGCAGTATCGGTATGTATTGAACTTGTTCTTTCTTCATATTTTTTCAACATTACTCTCCAATAAGTCATTTCCATATTGAATTCATCTGCAAAAGTAACTGAACTTACTTCATACATTCTATTCATTAACGGGAAATAAAGATAATCTCTAGCGCTTGGTTTTTTATGTGCCCCAAATGCCGATTCAAATTGAGTTTTTGTAATGTGAATTTCAAAATCTTCAAATCCCATTCCATATATGTCAAATTTAAAATCATTAGCTGGCATTTCATTATCAGGTACCATAACTTTAAACTCTCCAGAAGATTTCACATTATACAATGAGTATTCCATTAATATAACGTCTTTAGATCTTTTATCAGCTTCTACTTTAAAATATTTAACTTTATGCCCAAACATATCCGTAGACAGATCACTAATCTGTTTATACATATTGACGGGTTTATTTAAAGCATATGGATCAAATAAATTCTCATTACATTCGACTATTATATTAGCACATCCTATCATTGCATATGGATCATCACAATCTCCGCAATATTGTGGACATGAAACTAATTCTCCGGCTTCTGTTTCTAAATTAAATGTTAAACTTAATAATGAAAGTGAGTGAGCAGTCGATAATCTATTTACGGTAAATCTAACCGTAATCCATAACGGTTTTGTAGGATCAAATACTAATCCTAATAAATCTTGATCTGATGTGTTATTATTAAGAGGTCTGTATTCTGACATAATACCACCATCGCTAGTTTTATCTTCTTGAGACCATTTAAATTCATAATCAAAAAAGTTATTAGCGTCTAATGTTTCATAAAATTTTAAAGAATCTCCTGAAAATGAAGGCGCTTCTAATACACGAAATGTATTAGAATCTATAATTTCTATAACATCAAATACTGTATTTCCTACTATAATTTTACTGCCAAATGAGAGATTTAAATTAGTGCCGGTACCTGTTACTAGTGTTTCACCAGCTGTCATTGATAGAGTGCCTATTGTATTAGGCGTATTTACACCCACTATAATGTCCCATGAGTTAATGTTAACTACATTTTCATAAGGAGTTACTAATTTGGCCGTAAATGAATCACCAATTTGATTTGCTGTAAAGTTATTTACCATTGATACTTGACTAATGTCTTATTTTTATTATATATCTGAATTTCTATCAGTTATTAAGAGTATCTCCGGATCATCTCCTTCGTATGGTTCTAATTTTTGAATTATAGTATTTATTACACCAAATGTTTCGTTAGCATTATCATCAGATAAAAACATATCTAAAATGGACATAAATTTTTTAAGTTTAAATACATTATACATTTGATCTGCCTTTATAAGTCCACATTTTTCTAATATCTCATTGACTATTCTCAATTCTCTGGATTCAAACAAATCAAATAACCTTAAACTACCTCTAATGGTTTTAATATTATATTTAATAGTTTTGATTTGATCTATTGTTACAATCCTACTATAAGTTAAATTTTTGTTTAATGTAACTTTAATCCAAGAAAGATTTGGAGTTGCATTTAGCATTTGCCAAATAAAGTATATTGAAGTAGCTTCTTTGTGAATTGATATATCGCTAACTGATTGAAATCTAGTAACATCACTGGCAAACCATTTGTTAATATATTCGTTTATTCTATTAACCGGTACTAAATATGATGTTTCAGCTAATTTCTTAGTAGATACATCTCTTGAAATTAAACCCCATAATTTGACATCTATAGAATTATATTTATATAATGTGATGTCAATTACTTCTGAAAAATCATCTTTATTTTCTGTAAACATTTAGTTGCGTTTCAATTTTTTGTAAATCATCGAATAATTCCTGCTTAGCGTATTGCTTTAATTCATTAAATTCACGCATACCTATTTCATTCTTTGATAAGTACAACTCAATTGAAGCTTCGCTAGGTGTATATTTATCTACTTGTTTTTTAGGAGCTTTTTTAGTCTTAGTATAAAACCAACCTGGCACACCTTTAAATCTTTTTGCAACCATAGACCATGATTCTACTACATTTCCACCATTAATTCCATTAACATTAAACATATTAGCGTTAGATGGATATTTAATAGCAAAAAAACGATTGATCATGAAATGATGACGCTTCTTTGAATGATTTTTAATATTGCTGTATTGGTCTGGTTTTGTGAACATAATTTTCACAAAATCAAATAATTTTGTTTCGTCTAGCATATCTATTATATGTTAAGTAGAGTGAATGTTTATTTAATCCACTTGTTAAATGCTAAGTTATGTGCTTCTACATGACCATAACCTTCTTTTATAAATTGAGAAGCCATCTCATAAACCTCTGTTCTAAGACCATGTGCATTAGATTCTGATAATATCTCTTCTATTTGTATATAGTCATCTAATGTCATATTAATTTAGAATAATTTTTTAGTAGGTTCTAATTTTTTGGTAGTAGTTTGTGTTTTCTTACCTACTAACTTCATTGGTGGAATTTCTTTTTTATTTTCGTCTGGAATATCCATACCTGCAAAGGCATCTACACCAAATCCTGTTTTATCCTTTAACCAATGTGTACCTTCTAATATTTTTTCCATATCCATAAACTGTTCTACATTTTCTAAAGCTCCTTCCCAATCTTTATCGATTGCAGAATAGATAGCTTCTTGAATAGAATCTGGGATGGTTTTAATGTGTAGTAGCATTAGTGCTATGTTATTAGATAAAGCTGCTTTAATTAGAGTTGTATTAGTATGACCGACGACTCTGTAAATGATATCTGCTAAAGCGTTTTTATGTTCAGCATTAAATAGATACTCTATTGTAAAGTTATCCAATTCTTTAATAAACTGTTCATATATGGTATCAGCCATTTTCTCTGTGATAGAGTATGTTCTAAGTTTACCATTTTTCATTTCTTTTTGCCATGTCACAACAGATTGGATATTATCTGATTTATCACCTATTAATATTTTATTAAATATAAATCTATCACAATCTACTTCTGTAATTTCTATTTTAAGATCTTTTACCCAAGATAAAATATTGGTTTGATACGTGTCCCTAGTCATATGTTCTCCGCCCATATTAAATAGAAGATCATCGTTTGACATTTCAGTAGCTACAGAAGTTTCCATGTCTTTAGTAAATCCTTCGTATGCATATAAAGATTTCTTAGTATTGTAATACCAAAGAGTATGCGCATCATTAGTTTTAGAATAGTTGACCAATTGAATAAGGTCTCTATCACCAGACCAAACGATACATGATTTACCTCTATTGTTTAATGCAGTTGACCATCCAAAAATAACATCATCTGCTTCTGCGCCTTGAATTTGATGTACTGTAACGCCCTTAGCAGCTAATATATTTTGAAATTCTTCGTATACTGAATATACATTTGTCCAATTTACACTGCTACTTTGCTTTCTAGTACCTTTATAGTCTGATTCCGGATATAAATCTTTTCGCCAAGATTTAGAATCAACTGTTAATACTACGTCGTCTACGAACATTTTTAATTTACGCATCTCAGACGCAAAATCAATAGATAATTTTCTCATAAATTGAGACTTTTGTTTGTCGTCGCCTAACAGTTGACCTGTTTTAGGTTTCGGTAAAACAAATAGTCTACTGAATACGAAATAATTACCGTCTATTAATAGTGTATGTTTTCCCACTTTCATATTTATATTTCTTTATTTAGTCCAATATACTAAAAAAAATTGAGACTAAAAAATTATTTACGAGTTAATTATACTTTGTATTTCATACACACAACTCAACATTGTAATTACAGGATCGATAACATGAACTCGTTGAGCTTGATGCTTAGCGACAGTTATAATAACTTGAGGTATATGTTTTATATATTGTCCTTTCTCTTGTTGAATGTATTCAATAAATTCTTCACCTAGAGTTTGTAATACATCATCAACTCGATTGGCATAATTACCAACAAGCGTTTGATAATTTTTAGCTGGATCTGTTTCATTAAATACCAGATCAAATACATCTTTATATACTGAATTGAATTTCTTTACATCTTCTGCTGTAATATTCGATGTGCCTTGTGTTTTGTAACCTTGTAATTTATTAAGTGTAGTTCTAAGATCTGGAAAGTTTCTTTTAACAAATTCAACCAAAGCTGGTTTTTCAATTGTCATTCCTTCTTTACCACAAATCTCATATACTCTTTTAATGTACTTCTTTGTTAATTCAGTTTCTTCTGCTTTATCAAAGTCGAAATCAATAACTTCAAATCTTGAAAGGATTGGATCTGGTAGTTTATTAATGTAATTACAGGTAGCAATGAAACGACTATTGCTTGCAAATGTTTCCATAGTAGCACGAAGTGCCTTAAAGAATTGATCTGATACACCATCAACCTCATCGAGAATAACTACTTTAAACATTCCGGGTGCATCCATAATAGAAACAGTAGAACAAAAATCTGTAATTCGAGTTCTAATTACATCAACAGACGTGTCAGTCGATGCATTGATGTATAAATATGGTAATTTAAATTGTTGAACGATTGCCTTTGCACATGAGGTTTTACCTGTACCCGGTGAACCTGCGAACAACATGTTTTGAACTAAACCATCTTTAAACTTTGACATTACTCTCTCTGGTAATATAAGTTCTTCTAGATTAGATGGTCTGTATTTCTCTGTAAAGAGTTGATTTATTGAATTCATGTATCTAATATATTTACTAATTATACCATCAAGCGCTAAAAGGTTTCAATGATAAATATATTAAATGGCAAGATCATACTCACATATTAATATCACCCGCACTGCTGGTCCTAATCCACGTAATAGATACGGTATTATACTTGCACCGTTAACTAAGTTCTTCAGACAGTTCCTGGTAGAACATAGACATATAAAGAGATGGTCTAATGATGATCAATTCGTACACTGTGTACTTAGAATGCAAAAACCACCAGTTAAGAACGTTACATTACTAAAAAAATATTGGGATAATACTACTCAATCTATGGTAGATAAAGAGACTCTACATCAAAATTGTAATATAGTAGATTGGCAGTGCGCTGTGAGTTTGAAACCAATTAAAGCTAAATTTATGAACTTTGATTTGGAAAACTTTGTTCACCCTGAATATCATGATGTTTTAAAAGCACCAATGATAGATAGCCGCATCCTCAAAAGTTCAATTGAGTTTCGCAAGGAATGTAAAAAACTCCTGCTCAATGAGAGACAGGAGTTTCTTAAACTTGCAAAGAAGAACGCTAAGCGTCGTCTTTAATATTACATTAATGCTTTGAATCTGTCAGCAATTGACATGCTCTCATCTAATTTAATAGTCTTAGGCATTTCTTCTTTTACTGATTCTTCAATCCAATAACCACCCTCTTCTGGACCGCTAGTGATATCCTGATCATGTCCTGAGATTGCGGCTAACTTTAAGATAGCTGATTTATCACCAGAGTAATTTAACTCATCATAACCGTCTCCGAATGGATCTTTATCTACAGATACCTTAACGCCTAATTTTTTAGCTTGTTGTTTTAGGTATCCATAATCGTCTTCGTCTGCATCATATGCCATTAAACCGTTTAATGATGCTTCAACTAATGACGCTTCAAATGATAAATCTATTTCCAAGCCTTCTTCAGTTACCCCGCCTGATACTTGTACTGGTTTTAGAGCTGCAGTATTTTTAGCAGCTTCCAATTTTCCTTCAAGGTCTTTAGTATCTTCGCCTTTAGCCTTAGCCACCGCGATTTTTGCAGTAAATAATGTTATATCTGCCTTAGCTTTATCTTGCTTACTTGCATCTTCTGGTAATTTGTCTTTGGCTTCTTGTGCCTTAGTTACAGCTGCATCTAATTTCTCTGTATCAGTTTCAGGGGTTTTATCAGCAGCAGCTTTGTCAGCAGCAGCTTTGTCAGCAGCAGCTTTGTCAGCAG